TTGCATCAGAACCTTTCATGATTCCGCAGAAGATTGTCTCAGTATTCCAAATTTGAGCTTCCGAAGAAGTCGCACCAGGTACAGCAGTCTCGCGACGAGCCTCACCAACGTAGATGTTGGGAATGCCGAGAATGTTGCGTAATACTTCTTTTGTTGCTTCTTCAGTAAGAATGCGATTGCCACTTGCGAAAGCACCTGCACCACTCACGTCACCAGCATAACCACGAACCTCAGGATTACGAGCTAAGGCACGGAACACACCACGACCAAAGATTAATGTGTCGGGGTTGATACCATGAGCAGCACTGAAAACAAGATCTTTTAATTTATCAAGACCTGTCAATGCGTCGGTTCCTGCTGCATCAACTTTGCCCAACATAACGTTTGTGCATGTATCATTTGAGAATGAAGTTGTATCAAAGATTAAGTCAGCAGCACGTTGCTCTTTTGCAAGCATCATTGCACGACGTACTTTGCGAACGATACGAGCTTCTTCACCACCAGGATATTGACTGTCGATGATATCTTCCATTGCAATCGAATCTTGTGCACTATAGATCTTCGCTTTGAAAGTCAAGTTAGTACGATCAAATGAACCAATGTTCGCACGACCTGCACCAGGTGCACGTTCAAGGTCAAGACCAACACCAGCACCCATGAAGTTACGACTATTCTCAAGGAGGAATGTTCCGCTTCTCTCAGGGATCTTCACGTTTTCAAAGATTTGGTTTGCGATGAGTTGACTGTCTGAGGGTACAACCTCAGACACAAGGGACGTCAGGATCTCGTCGACTGGATGAATTACACTATATGAACTTGCCATGATTTACTCCTTAAGCATGAATAACTGTCGGACCAACGAACAAGACAAGAATCTGATCTCCGTCGGCTGCACCTGTTTGATTGATATTTGGAATCATACGAGCAACAGGATATTTTCCTGCTCCTGTTGCGATCAATTTGCCTGCTGTTGTTGCTGACAAACGTGGTTCTGTCTCAGGAGAAAGAGCACCACCCGCAACAACACGAGTTAGACCAAAAGTGACAACGTCAACAGCGTCACCCGCTGAGGCTGCACGTTGAGCAACACCAACACAAGCAACGTCAGCGCCTGAGGTTGTTACTGCAACTTTTCCATTTGCATCGATGCTAACAAGAGCGAATTCAGTGATTGCACTTGCAGCGATAAAACTTTGAATTATTTGTGTGTCAGCCATGGTTATCCTCCAAATGCTTGACGGTAAAAGTCAGGGTTTGATTCTCTGAATAAACTGAGTGCCTCACTATAGTTGATTGATTTCTCCTCAGCTAAAGCACGAACTTTTTGATCAAGTGATTTCTTGCTGATCTCTTGACCGCTTGCACCGTGTCCAACTTCTTGGAGAGGTACACTTGAATTTGACTGACGCTCTGAGAACATTTGCCAAAACTCAGGTTGTAGATCTTTAATGTTCCAAGCTTTTGAAGCGACATCTTGTTCAGCTGGTGAGATTTTACCCTCACGAAGTAAAGCACTCACAGCCTCATCACATTTGATTTTGTTGTTCTCTGCTTCAAGCTTCTTGACAGACTCACGAAGTGCGACAACTTCATTTAACAAAGAAACGTCTTGAGTGAAAGTCTCAGAGAGCTTTTGTTTCTTCTCTTCTTCGTCTTCCATCATCTTCTCTTTGTCATCATGCTCAGCCATCTTCTCTTTGTCGTCATGCTCAGCCATCTTCTCTTTGTCATCGTGCTCAGCCATCTTCTCATCTTCAGTCAATGACGAATCTTTATCATCCATCATTTCCTTGATCTTAGCTTCAAGCTCTTTGACCATTGCGTCTTTTGCTTCTAAAGCAACCTTTAGGTCATTTATTTGATCTTCCATAGCGGCCTCCTCTGATAAGGTGATACGATCAATTTTGTTATGGGATTGTGCTGGTCTTGGTGTGAGAGTGATTGCAAGTAGTTGAGCATCGCCAACCTTGTCACCACCATCACGAGAGTAAATCTCTCCATGAATATACTCGGGAGACGACCACAGAACTCCACCAGCATTCTTGACAACCTCAAGACCTCGCTCATTATAAGCGGGTATTGCATAGAGGCCATCGTTTCTCATTTCAAGATCGATTATCATTCCAAGAGCAGAACCCGACTCGGGAGGAGCAGGGGTCCCACCTTGAAAAGGTGACGTTGCATGTTGCCAATCAATGATGACAGGATCATGTTCACGTCGTTCTTTGAATACTCTGACAAGCTCAGCAAGTAAATCTTGATCGATCTCTTTGCCGATTGCATCACCGCTCATTCTCGATGATACTTGGCCAAGTGACAACGTCTTGAACGGCTTGCCAATGGTGAGTCCATCAGGTACTTCATAAGAATTTGATTCTGAGAGTTGGATCGCTTCTCCATATGCTCTCAATGTTGTTTTATTATCTGCTGCATTCATTTGTTTGACAACCTTTCGAGCAAAAGCAAAGCCAGCGTCACCGCCCCAACCGTCCCAAGCTTGACGACCTTTTCCATACTCGTCCCACGTTGAGCCTTGTTTGTCGACTTCGTGGCGTGTGAAGTATGCAAGCATTCGTCTCACTGTCTCGGGAGATAGTTCACGACCATTCGCAAGATCACGAGCACGAGCCAAACCAACGGGAGTCATCCCTCTTTGACTTGGCGGCTTCTCTGCTCTTTTCTTGAGTGCTCTTGCGGCTGCTGTTTGTGCACCTTGAGGAGGTTTGAATGATATGTGTGAGTATTTCTTTGGGACTGCCAATGCGACGGCTTCACTCTTTGCCTCACTCTTTTGAGGATGACCTTTGGGAAGCAAGTCAAGATCTGTGTTATATGCTTTCTTTCTTTCACCTGTACCGACAAGCTTGAGGAAAGCTTTGACACGAGCTAAGGCCCATTGTTCACGGCTGCTCACATTGGGACGGTGAGAGACAGAGAACGCCCCCGCTCCTCGTCGATACACTGCTTTCAACATACCAAGATCCACCCGCTTGGATGGAGACTTGTATTTATCATTGTGCTTGTTGCGAAGATTGACAAGAGCTTTTTCAGTTGCATCACTGATCTTGATGTCACCACGAGAACCACTTGCAGAACCCTCAGGATTCTTCTTTGATCCCGTGATCTGATCTTTTGGGGGTGCTGGTGTTTGTGCTTGAGTTCTTTTCTTAGCCATTGCGTCGTCTCGCTTTGATCAGTTGCTCAGCAAGCAAGGCACTTCCACCGCTTGCAGAACTTGAGGCAGCTCTCTCAATGGATGATCTTTGTGCATCCTCAGGGAGATCACCTGCACCAAGTCTCTCACGAATCGCTCTTTCAAGTTCATCGTCGGGAGTCAATAGTCCAAATTGGACAAGTGGTCCAAGCATGCCGAGACTGTTTGCAAGATCATCAGTGTCGAGACCTGCATGTGTCAATCGTGGAAGCTTGGAAGCCTCAACGGCTCCATAGTTGAATCTGATCAATCTGCCAATAGTCCCGCCACCTCGTCGACCTGGTCCACTGACTTGAGCTGCAACAACATCACAAAGATTGATAGCAGCACGACGGAAAACAGAGAGATGAACTTCACCGACTGATCTTGATCCTGTGTCACTTATTCCGAGATTCGCGAATTGAGCAAGGAACGCTTGACTGATTTGATTATCGCATTCCTTGATAATATCGAGAGGACCTTGAGCGTAAAGATTTGGGGCTGCTGCGTATGAATCGAACTTCACAGCACCATTCTCAACGAGATAAGATTGCTCAGCAGAGAGGAACGCTTGAGCTTGTGCCTCAGCATCATTGATCATTGCGTCAATGTCACCATCAGTCAATCCGAGTGCCTCAGCTTGTGAACGGTCAACGATTACTTTTGGAGTTGGTACAGCCCAACGATCCAACCCGACGCACATGAGATTTGATACTCGTTGCTTGGTTCTCCACCACCACCAAACAGGACGAAGCATCCCAACTCCCTCGAAGTTAGAACCCGTCCTGTTAAGTGTGAGGAGAAGGAGCTTGTTTGATGGAATAGGCTTGGGAGTCTTGCCAACACCCACGACGGTTTGAAGTACACCGTCAAGATGTTGACCATCACGACTCAACCATTCATTATGAGCACTTGGTTCACGGTCTGCATAATAATCGAGAAAGACTTTTGTCCGTCCCTCAGCATCAAGACCAACCTTGTAGATCTCCTCAGCGTATCGATACCCAATAGTGACGTATTCAAAAAGATAGCCGAGTTGTTCCTCCCATGATACTGACATTTGACCCGCATATCCATCGAAGCCAAATGCCTCGTTTGCGAATCGTGCGAGTTCCTCAGCTTGTGGATCATTCTCGACACCTGCCTCAAATCGCCAGGTTGCTGAGAGCAATGTTTGTCTGAGCATATGCCAAGAGCGACGCACAACAGGATCCGTCCTCAACATCTCCTCAGCTGCTCGAACCCATGACAAGCCTGTGAGGCTTGAGTTCTGCTCATACCCTGAGATAGTACCACCCGACAGTTGAGTGCCTGTGATACCCAATGTTTTGAAACGTGGGTATTTCGCTCTTAAATGTCTGGGTGCTTCATCATCTCTATACATAACGACCTCGGTGATCAATATCACTTTGGTCATATTATCATTTTGATATGGCTATTTGTCAAATATTATCTTTTTGAGAATCTTCATTGAGAAGTGTTTGAACAATATCAAGAAAGAGTTTGACTGATTCCTCAAACTCATGAGGAGGGAATCCTTGTGATGGTTCAATGATCATCCTTTGAACTAAGTCAAGGATAAGTTTCTTTTTTGCTGGTGTCATCTTCAATCCTTAAACTTTGCAAGATCAAGCTTCATGTATCTCACTTTTGAGAATGTTGTATTCGGATTGATTCCTAATATCTCAGCCACTTCTTTGATTCTATATCCAACAGCAAGAAGCTTCAAAATATTCTTGTGTTGACTTTTGCTGATAAGTTGCTTGCAATACACATAGTCAATAATATCTCTTGATGTCATCTCATACTTTTCAGCATATACCTCTAAGTTTCGAGTCTTGATCTTTTGATGACGAATCTCATTGAGATACATATTTCTCATGACAACAGTGACATAACACTCAAGCCTACTTTTTCCTTGATTATATTTATCTTGATTATCGATGACCTTGATGAAAGTATCTTGAACCAAGTCATTGGCTCTGTCTATATCTTGAGTAAGTCGCATTGCTTGAGACATCAAGAATCCATTCTCATACAACCTTAATATTTCATTGACCATGATTTGCACCTTTTAAACTTTTCATGCTTGATAGATTCGAATATTCCATGATTGATTGATTGTTTATAATATGCACCAGCAATTGCTACCTCATTATTAAAATCCCAACGTGCTAAATCATCAAAAGCATCACTCAAGACTCTTTCCCATTTGTTCTTGTCTTGATCATACAGTTGATTATATTTTGCAGGATCTATATTAAACCAAACTAAAGCATCAGCCAGATCAATCTGAATACTATTCTTATGAAGATTCATCAAAGCCATCCACATTAAATAAATATCATCATGGATAGAATGTGGATTATTCTTATGACATAAATTACATAATAATACAAAATTGCTAGGATCATTTGATCCATTGAGAGCATGAGGAACAATATGACATCTTTGTAATTTATTCGATTCACGATACTTATATAAACAAGCAAAACAAAATATATAATCACAATTTTCATAATGATTATATAGAAGATTATATTGAAACTCAGCTTTATAATTATCAAAGACTTTAGATATGTTTTGAGTCCTTGTTTGTGCATCATCAGAGATCCAATATTCTAAAATACGTTTTCTTGTTGGTGGAGATGTTCTTTTCTTTCTCATTAAAACTCCACTTTCCTCGATGAACCAACTCTCACCTTTCGATTTGGTTGACTCTTTGGTTGATAGTTGCGTGCTGACTCTGTCCAATGATGGAAGATGCAATCATATCTTAAAGCATCAAGAGGGTCTTCACGTCCGTCTTTCTTGGGTTGCTCCTTGTTGTCCCAAGCATATGAGAGCAGAGCCTTGCGAATTGAGTTGCCGCTTGCTCGCTCTCCTTTCTCCCACACCTCACGAGTGATCAAGTATTTACCTGAGTTGAAAGCTCGCTTTAATCTCTGCACTCCATTGAGGATGTCTGTCCTCACTGGGTCCGTTGTTGACCTCATTGGCAATCCAATTCCTCCCTCGTCGGGATGCTTGCGAATCAAACGAAAAGCAGAGAGACCAGTGTGATCAGATCTTGCTTTGCCTGCTTTGTCTGCAACACCTGTGTCAAGCCATACTCTTGATGATGGTGCCATCGACATCAAGGCACGAGGCCAAGCAAAGGCAAGGATCATTTGACTGAGCTGCTCGATGGTGACTTCCTTGGGGTTGAATTCATGGATGATGACTGAGGCTTCTCTCACTTCGTCATATACGATCACCAAGACACTCGGTTTTCTGAATCCCCAGTCAATCGCAATCCGTCCCGTCATCGAGGGATCATACTTGAAGTCATCGATGACATGCTTCTCGGGATCAAACTCAGAATACACCAAACCGCTTGGAGGCTTTGGCTTGTTCATGACCATCGCTTCGCGTTCATCAGGAGGGAGAAGCTTTGTCGCCTCAAACCATTCCTCACTCAAGTTGTCTTGATTGACATATGATGAAAAGAAAAGCGGTTGACAATTCGCTTGTTCTGCTAACTTACACCACCAAGCATCGATGACAGGCAGGCCAACAAGGATCATGATTGGACTTGGCCCACTCCTCAAACGACCGAGAGCCTTGTGAGCAACCTCGGAAGTCAAGGTCTGACATTCATCGATCATACAGACACCACTCGTCACATTGAGTCCCTCAAGAGGATTGTGAGTTGCTTCTCTTGTACCTGGTCGATAATACGAACGACACCAAACAGTTGACCCGTTCTCAGTATCTGTCCAAAGTTTGTTTGTGTGATTGTATGTCCATCCAAGAGGAGCAAGCCACTTCTCGATCTCGGGCATAAGTACAGAGTTATACCTTGGGGTTGTATCAGTCACCATCAATGAGGATGTACCTGGTCTCATCTTTGACACGAGCAACATTGAGAAGACAAGAGCTGATGTCTTGCCACTTCCCCAACCGCAACGAGCTGCGATGATCTTTTCTTCTCGTCCTATTGCTTTGATGATTTGGGTTTGTAGCTCATTGGGGTTTATGTCAATCATCAGCATCCTTTTCTTATTCTGATCTCATGATGCTCATCAAGTATGTCATCAATCTTGG